GGTGGTGGTGAACCAGATAATCAATGGGTGGCTATTGCCTATGACGTTTATCAAAACGTAGGAAGATACGTAGCCGTAGCAAGAGGATCGGCAACCTCAGCATACTCCTTAGATGGAATAAACTGGACAGCAGTTTCATTGGGAGTAGTTGAAGATTGGTGTGATGTTGTAGGCGGTAACGGAACATTTGTTGCTATCGCAGAAAGCGATTCAAGCACCACATGGAGATCAACATCTACTAACGGCGGTGTAACATGGACAGCAGCCACAGTAGGCACAGGATCTAAAGCAATTGCATACGGTGGCGGAAGATTCGTAACCGTGGAAGGCAACTTCTCAAATTCTGTAGCATGGTCTGCTAACGGAACAACTTGGACTGTTACTACATTGCCATCAAATGATGACTCTACAGAAAGTAACTGGCAAGATATCGCCTATGGTAACGGAAGATTCGTAGCAATTTCAGACAGTTCTGCAATGGCAGCCTACTCTTTCAATGGTGCTACATGGTACAAGAGCAATTTACCAAGCACTGCAGAATGGAGTTCTATTGGATACGGACAGGGCGTGTTTTATGTAACTAGCCTTGGAGATGCTGCTGCAAGTTCACCAGACGGTGTAACATGGACAGTTCGTGACGGTAGTTTCTTATCGCTAGATATCACAGCCACAAACGCTAATAGTGTAACAAGTACAGCCACAGCAAGAACATTACCTAGCAGCAGCACTTGGCAAGATGTATTATGGGATGGCACTAAGTTTGTTGCTATCGGTTATACATCAGGAACTTCATTGGGAGCATATGCAACCAGTACTGACGGTGCTACATGGACAGGTGGCACAATCGCACAGTCAGGTACTAACTGGGAATATACAGCATTAGCCTATAACGGTACAAATCAATATGTTGCACTTATCGGTGGCAACGGTGGTACCAACGACCTGGCAACCAGCACTAACGGTACTACATGGGCAACCACAGCCAACGCACTACCAGCCAACTCGTTCTGGAAACAGGTAATTTGGGACGGTTCTAAATACGTGGCTATCAGAGCAGACAGTGCTAACATTGCTACAAGTTCTAACGGTACTACATGGGCAGGTTCTGCAGTATCTGGAGGTTCTTCAGACGCTACTAGCATTGCAGTAGGTGCTATCGGTGGTACTACTTACTATATTATTATCAGCGGCGGTTCGGGTGCTAGCCAAGCAGTTTCGCACTCTACTAACAGTGCATCAACTTGGACTACTGCAAACTCTATGCCAAGTTCCGATCTATGGAGTTCTGTAGCCTACGGTAACAGCAGATTCGTTGCAGTAGCAGGTAACACAGCCACTACAACAACCAAAGCAGCATACTCTACCAACGGCACAACTTGGAGCGCAGCAACTATGCCAGGCGCAGCAGCACGTTGGGTTAAGATCATTCACACAGGTACTGCATTCCTAGCATTTGCTTATAACAGTACAAGAACTGCTTACTCAACTGATGGTATTACTTGGGTAGAAGGTCCTGCACAACCAAGCACTGCTAACTGGTTTACAGCAGCATCAACAGGAACTACTTCTTATACAGTAGCATCTCTGGCAACCAGCACAACAACTACTGCTTCTAGCATGGAATTTGCTATCGGAGTTAACTGGTTAACAACATCTAGCACCACAACTAATGTTAATGTTGGTGATAGAATTAGATTTATTAGAGATTCGTCTGGATCAGAAATATTTGGCGGAGTTAGAACCGATTCTGGTTTATATTATTTTGTAACCAGCGTCTACGATTCCACAAGATTTACAATTTCAGCAACCAGCGGAGGTTCTAATCTATCATTATCAACAGGATCGGGCAGCATGTTGGCATTGACCAGCAAGCAGTATGTTCATGCTGTTCTAGGCAATTATGAAAGCAATCCTCGTTGGGTAATACTTGGTGCTAACTCTCAGGGTGTTTTGAATATTCGCCAAGGTGCAAAAGCCAGAAGCCGTTGTTTAGTATCTGGTGAGGGATTAATCACTGAAGTTTGGATACATGAGCCAGGATCTGGTTATGTAACTGAACCAACATTGACTATCACAGATCCTAACAATACTGGAGCAGATGCTGCTACACAAGTTAGGATTGGTAATGGTGTAATTGCCCAACCTACATTTACTAATAGAGGTAATAACTATACTGCTGCCGCAGCAGAAGTCACAGGTAACGGCTATGCAGATAATTATCAAACTACAGCATTTGTGGCATTCAAGAATTTCACTGGAATTCCTAAAGCAGGTTCCAACGTGCAAATCGCTGGAATTGACGATATCTATTACAGATTAGTTAACGTTACAGGACTATTACCCAATTCAGACGGCACTTATAATGCTACACTGCAATTAAGTCCTGCACTCGGTGCTGCTGAATCGCCAGAACATAATACTGCTGTAAATATTCGCAGACGTTATTCACAGGTTCGATTAACAGGACACGATTTCTTGGATATCGGTACTGGTAATTTCACAGAATCTAATTATCCAGGACTACCGTTAAATGATCCGATACCTGCTAACGAAACAGTTGGCCAGGGCGGCGGACGAGTATTCTATACTTCAACTGACCAAGACGGTAACTTTAGAGTTGGTGGATTGTTCAACGTTGAGCAGAGTACTGGTGTTGCAACATTGAATGCCGATGCATTTAATATTGCAGGATTGAACGAATTGTCTCTAGGTTCTGTGGCGCTAGGCGGAAGCGGTGCTACTATTTCAGAATTCAGTACAGATCCGTTCTTTACACAAGATTCAGATACAGTGATACCTACACAGCGAGCGATCAAGGCCTATATTACTAGCCAGATCGGTGGTGGTGGATCAAGTCTAAACGTAAACACCCTAACAGCAGGTGTGATTTACGTGGCAGGACAGTCCATTAGCACAACTACAAATGTTCAAATTAACATAAATAGTAAGGTAAACTTCAAAGGCGGTATAGCGGGTGATGCCCTTGTGTTAAATTACTTTTTACAAGCAAATTGATGGAGAAATAAATGGCTACAGGATTATTAGGTCAATCAGCATTAGCAGCAGCGACGAACACAACGGTGTACACCGTGCCTGCCACTACTTTTACGGTTTTGAGTATAAACGTTTTAAACCGCGGATCAACAGCAGTTGCAGTGAGAGTCGCTCTTGCCGCAACCGGTACACCAACTAACGCAGAGTACATTGAATTTGATGTTCAAGTCGGTTCTAACGGAGTGTTAGAAAGAACAGGTATTATGATGGATTCTGGCAAACGTCTCGTAGTGTACGCCAGCAATGCCAACGTGTCAGTGAATGCGTTTGGCATAGAGACTTCAACAGTATAATTAGGAGAACAAAATGGGACGACAAGTATCATCCTTTGGAACCGATGCAGTATCAAACAGAACCGTAACAAGTACTGGTAACGTTACTGCTGGCGAAAGAATTTTCGCTAACGCAACAGGAGGAGCATTTACCCTAACTCTGCCAGGATCACCAGTAGAAGGTGATACCATCCAAATTATCGACGTTGCCGGTATTTTTTCAACAAATAACGTAACGATCGCTAGAAATGGACAAAAGATTCAGAACCTAAACGAGAATTTAGTTTTAGATATGAATAATGCAGCAGTTACAATGATTTATTCGGGTGCTACCTTCGGTTGGGTATTCATCGGACCATAATAGGAAAATAAAATGGCAAGACTTACTGATCTACTATCCACTAGGGAGATCATGGCCAACCAGCAGAATCTGGAAAAGGGCCGGGTATTCACCGTTACCCCTAGTACAATGTATACCTGTATCCGAGACGATACTAACTGGTGTTGGACATCTCCCGGATGCGGAATTTTAGAAATTGAAATGTGGGGAGCAGCGGGCGGTGGATCTCGTATGTGTTGCTGTGGCGGCGGTTTACCAGGTAATGCTCCCGGTTATACAAGAAAATGTATGGCGGTATTCTGCAATACAGCAATTTGCGCATGCCCAGGAATGGCCTGTAATGCGCACGATCTATGCTTTAGCGGTTGCGGATTACCATCTTACTTGAGATGGTGTAATGCTCGAGACCTGTGTGGATACAGCAACGGCTGTATGTGTGCTCAAGGTGGACGCGGAGGTACATCATTTTGCTCAACATCAACATCTGTCTACTGCTGTTTCGTAGCAGGCGGATTCTGCCACACACTGTTTGCTAACAGTTGCGGTATTGTATGTAATCAATGCCCAGGCGCCTGGATTGGTTGCGGTTATGGTGGTGACACTAACTGCTGCGGATGTATCAGTTACATGCACTTCTTCTGCAACTCAGGTAATCCTCGTCCCTGTTACATACACCAATTCGTTGCATATGCACCAGGCGTATTCAGCGATCAAGGTGGTGTCATAGCATCTATGGCAGAAGAAGATCCAGAATTTACACAATGGAGCGGTACAGGATTATTGCAACATCAATATGCTCAAAATGCTCTAAGCAGATCTCCAGTCAGCGGTATATCATGGGTGACCTGCTACGCAAGTTCACAGAGTTGCGGTTGCTATGAAATGTATGGATGTATGCCGTTTAACTCTTATGGTGTAGGTGGACTTCCATCATATCCATGTCCAGATGTTAGAGATCACGGTAAGCGTGGTGGACACGGTGCTATTAGGTTAACTTATAGAGGATCAAATATCTATGGTCAGAACTGTGCTAGACTAGGAGGCTCGTACTAAAATGGCAAAATTATCAAATCTACTAGGAAACAGAGATCTGGCTTTTGAGGATAATCTTGAAAAAGGTCGTATCTGGGTCTATCACGAAGGAACTATGTATACTTCCTTCTGTAACGGATTCTGTTGGAGAGCGCCTGGCAACGGTCTAGTACAGATCGACATGTGGGGTGCTGCAGGTTCAGGAGCACAGATGTGCTGCTGCGGTGCAGGACTTCCAGGTAACGCACCTGCTTATGTAAGAAAATGTATATGTGTAACCTCGGGAAATTATGTCTGTGGTTACATTGGTCGTTCATGTAACAACTCATCAGCACTGTGTTTCAGAGGTTGCTCTGAGGCAACCTGTGTATGCTGGTTTGGCTGTTCACATAACAATTTGAATGAAGGCGGCCAACTTTGGAATGAATATGACGAACGGATTCCATCTAACCCGTGGGGTTGGGGCAGCCAAGGTGCAGACCCAATATCTCAAGTCGACGGACAAATTGAAGGTCGTGGCGATCGCAGTAATTTGCTAGGAGCAAATCAAGGTTGCTGCTGCTGTAATACAGGACAATGCTGTACAGCAGGTAGATTCAGCGGTAACTTTACTAGAGGTTGCTTATGTGCTCAAGGCGGTAGAGGCGGTATCAGTTACTGTATAGATACTAGATCACCTTACTCATGTTTTAGAACAGGCTATTTCTGCGGTACAGGTACAGGCCCTGCTCATAACATGTGTGACACAGGTAACTCGGCCTGCGGTATAATCTGTAATTGGTGTCAGAACGGATTCAACGTGGCCTGTGGCTATGGTGGAGATATCAACTGCTGCGGTTTATGGAGTTGCACATCGTTCCACGCATGTTTACAAACTTGCCCATGCATGTATCAATATCACGTACCTACTGCTGCTGGATTGTTTGCAGAAGATGGTGGTCAGTTTACTTACACCACATACAGTGACGGTTCTCCTCAGGGAGATTGGTCAGGCGCTCCGTTGGCAGCACAGTTTAATGCACTGAAATCGCTAAGCCGCTGGCCTAGCCATCAAGAGCATTATACATGTTGGAATAACCAAAGATCATGCGGCTGCTATGAAATGCAAGGTTGTATGAACTTTATGCCTGTAGGTGTACCAGGGTCAGCACCACATCCATGTCCTAGCGTTCGCGATCATGCTGGTCGCGGTGGACTAGGTGCTGTGCGTGTTAAATTTATTCCTGCTACTGGTGTGAGTTCTTACTAACATGGATAAATTAATAGAAATGACAATAATCACAGGAGGCGAGTCGTAATAACATGGCCAACTTAAGAACATTAGTAGAACAAAAATTAGACCAGATTAACTACGACGAGTATAATCTGGAAAAAGGCCGCGTGTGGGCTTATACTCCGGGCACAGAATACAATAACTTTGTTAACGGATTTTGTTGGATCGCTTGCTGTACAGGAAAAGTGATTCTCGACGTTTGGGGTTCGGGCGGTAGCGGTGCTAGAATGTGCTGCTGCGGAATGGGACTTCCAGGAAACCCAGGCGCCTATTCAAGAAAATGCCTTTGCGTAAACGCAGGAGATTTTGTCTGCGGTTACATAGGAAAATCTTGCAATAACGCTGACGCACTCTGTTTCAGAGGCTGTTCAGAAGCCACCTGCGTATGTTGGTTCGGACGTAATCAAAATACAGGTGTTGCCATTAATGGCTGTATCTGTACACAAGGCGGGCGCGGCGGTACAACATTCTGCTCCACAGGCACAGGCGGATATTGCTGCTTTACAGCCAGCAACTTCTGTAACACCAACTTTGGTGGATCACAGGGTATGATCTGTAATTTTGGTTCAGGCACAGGTTCTTGCTGTGCAGAAGCCTACGGCGGAGATATCAACAAGCGTGGCGGATTTAGTTGCGCTACATTCTGGGGAACCAACGGCAGTTCATGCCCATGCGCCACACATTATCACGTTGGCGTTCCGCCAGGAATGTTTGCCTGCGACGGCGGCGTGGTTACATATACAACAGAGGGTGACACAGGATTTTCAGAGTGGAGTGGTATGGGATTCCATCAATTTACTTCCTCACTGAACGCTATGAGTCGTTCTCCTGCTAGAGGTATTCCTTGGACTGCCTGTTACTCACAGCATACACGAGCCTGCGGCTGCTATGATGTTACTGGATGTATGCCATTTATTCCACCAGGTATAGGCGGTTTACCAGCACAGCCATGTCCAGATGTCAGAGACAACGGTTATAGGGGCGGATTGGGATTAGTAAGAATTAACTTTATTGAGAGGGCATAATGAGAAAAGCATTTAAGGCGGTTCTTCCAGACGAACCATATAAGACAACTACTAAAAAGAATATCACTGTAGATTGTATCTATACCGGCAGACGTTTCCTGTTGATCCGTTTAAATGGAGATGGTACCGTATTTGCTCTAGAAAGGCAAGCGGATACAGAAGCAGAATTAGAGCCATTTAAAATGGCTCCTGAGCATCTAGCACTAGATGGAGATACTTTTCAAATTGTAATGGATGCAGAAGTTAATACTTGGGAAGCAGCACATATTACTCATGAGTATGAACATGGAGAAGTTGCAAACTACAAGGAAACTTTGCCCACTGGAGAAGTCTATGAATATACCTATGACGATTTCCAAGGAGCCTTAGATCAGCCATTTTATGTCAATGATATGCGCTACGACATTCCAACTAAAACTTGGATACGTCCTCGATACAGAGTTCACGCTGTAACAAGACAAGATTTTTTTGCAGGCATGGCTGTTAATGCTAGAGTATTCAAAGAAGCCTATGAGAGTGGAAAATATCTTGCCCAAGATTTGGAAAAAATCAAAACCTACTACGAGTTTTGCCAATCTTTACCAACCAAATACGCCAATGTAGATCATTGGAAGATTGGTTGCCTTCCACAGCCTACACTGTAATTAATTTTTAAACCAAGAAAGGCCTTGTGCTTATATCCGAGAGGATATATAATGCGTACAAGGCCTTTCTTATTGGAGTTTAAATGACAAGATCCAAAGCATTTTTTGTAAACGGCGGTGCCGGACGTATGATTACATCTGTACCTGCTTTTGAAAAATACGAACAAGAATCTGAAGATAAAGATTTTATTATCGTCTGCGAAGGCGGCACAGACGTATTTAAAGGACATCCGACCTTAGATTCTAAAACCTATGATGTGTGGCATAAAGGGTTATTCAAAGATTATCTAAAAAATAGAGAAATCGTAACCACCGAACCTTATAGAATTTGGGAATATTATAATCAACAATGTTCAATTGCACAGGCATTTGACATACAGATCAACAACAAGGGTATTAGAGAATTACCTAAACCTACATTGCGCTTGAGCAAAGATGAATTATTGAATGGCCGGCAGGTTGTTACTCAGGTTAAACAAAAATTAAAAAAAGAAAAACTCGTAGTTCTTCAACCGTTTGGTAGAGGTATTGAATATATCGACGAAACGTTGGTAGATAGAACTGCTAGAAGTTTTGAATTAAAAGATACTAAACAGATAATTAAAAAATTACAGGAAAATGGATTTGCTGTAATATTAATGAGCGAATTTAAGATTGACATGATCGATGCCAAACTCAAAGACGAAGTGGCCATGCCAGAAAATGTGTCATTTAGAATATGGGCTGCTATTATCAAATACGCAGATCATTTCTTGGGTTGCGACAGTCTAGGACAACATCTGTCTTATATCATGGAAACTCCAAGCACTGTGGTCACAGGATCTACCTATCCTATCAACGTTTCTTATCCTGATTGCAAATATTTTGACATACTAGATATGGGAGAGGTAAGTAGAGAGTACAGTCCTATTAGGATTTTACCAGATGAACGAGTTGATAGATTGAACGAAAATATCATGACAATGAATGACGACATTACTACACTTATTGTAAATCACGTTTTAGGGAAAAAAGATGACAGTTAAAACTATCGAATTAAAAAAAGAAAAAAAGCCCGTTTGGATTGCAGCCATTGCCCGAGGCCATAACAGTGGTGTTTGCCTGTTAAAAGACGGCGAAATCGTTTTTGCTATCGAAGAAGAAAGATTCACAAGACAAAAATATGACGGTGGACCACTTGCGTCTATGGTCAAGATTTTAGAATACACAGACAAATTAGATTACCTAATTGTTGCCCACACACAAAATCTGCAAGAAACTGCAGGAAAAATTGACTATACCGGCGATGATATCTATACTGGCTTGGCTAGGAAATTAAATCTAATCGATCGCAAAGTCAAAGATCTGCATCGTCACCCACAGGTCATTGATCTAAGTTTCATGCATCACAAATTGCATTCTGCTTGTGCTTTTTATCGCAGCGGTTTCAAAGATGCTGTTAGTTTAGTAGTGGATGGTGCAGGTACATTTTATCAAATGTCTTATAATGAAATGCCAATGTGGGTATGGGAAGTAGAATCTATTATTAACTGTGATTATCCTGCAGAATTTAAGACACTTTACAAACATTACGGAACCAAAGAACCTATCGCAGGCGCTTACATGCCTAACTTCCCGTCTAGTAATCTAGGCGAAGATGGCGAAACGCATGAAGCATGGGTAACTGATCGTGCAGGTATTGTTAAGGCCTATGAAGGAGTTACAGAATACTGCGGTTTTTCAGCGATTGAGGCTGGTAAGACTATGGGATTATTTCCTTATGGTAAGCCCAACGATAAGATTCCTCCGCTGTTTGATGACACATCAAAGATTCCGTTAACTAACAGAAACTTGTTTGTTCCTAAATATCCAATGAGCAGTATGGTCAATGGATATCTTTTCGACTTCCTAGACGAAATGCCTCAGAATCCAGGCGACGATGTTACATATCTACAAAGTCGCAGAGACATGGCATATGCTGTGCAGACCCAGACACAAGAACAAGTTCTTAAGTTAATCAAAGAATCAGTTAAGCGAACTGGTCGCAAGAATGTTGTTCTCAGCGGCGGTTATGGTCTGAACTGTGTGGCCAACTATTATTACCTCACAGAACTAAACAAAGAAGGTATTAATTTATACGTTGAACCTATCAGTAATGATGCAGGTACAGCCATTGGTGCTGCTCTTATGTTCTGGCACGGTATGCATCATGATGAAACTATTCGTGTTCATGACAGTTTATATCTTGGTCCTGTGTATACATATTCTGTTGATGAAATCGAAAGCAAAGTCTCTGCTATCAAAGATGCAGCAGTTACTGATGCCACACACAAAGATGTTGTTAAGTTGTTGCGTGAAAAGAACATCGTTACTATTTTCCAGGGACGATCTGAAAACGGTCCTAGAGCATTAGGCAATCGCTCTGTGCTGTTTGATCCAACATTCCCAGACGGCAAAGATTATGTTAATATGGTCAAACATAGAGAATATTTCCGTCCGTTTGCAGGATCTATTCTAGAAGACGATGTACACGAGTGGTTTGATTTACGCGGTATGAAAAATTCACCGTTTATGATGTATGCTGTAAACTGCCAACCCGGAATTGAAGAAAAAATTCCTAGCATTATTCACGAAGATCATACCTGCCGTATCCAAACAGTTAATCGTGATCAAAATCCTCATTATTACGATCTAATCAAAACATTCAAAGACGAAACTGGAATCCCTATTATTTTTAATACCAGTTTCAATCTAGGTGGCGAACCTTTGGTAGAAACACTAGATGATGCACTGTGGACTCTAGAAAAGTCCGATATTGAGTATCTGTATCTTCCTGAATACGGAAAATTAATTAAAGTTCCTAATTAAGGTATATCCGATCTATGGTAAATACACTATAGATCGGATTTCTTATGTTAAATTTTGCTAGTTTTTTCTTACAAGGATTAAAAAATACTCTACGTTTACAAAACGGAGTAAATTTCTCCTATAAAGGGCCGTGGATGCTCTTTACAGAAAATGCCGTTTTAGATGAATTCTATGTGGGCGACTTCATGGCTGCGGAATATACCATTGTTGTAGACGCAGGTAACACAAGAAAAGAAATGATCAAAGCCCTAGTAGTAGCAGGGCCAGAATCTGCCACAGTTACAGTCTATGGCAGAACCAATCTCAACGAAAATCTAATAGATCTGAACGTTCTAGTTACTGCGTCAAAATGCTCTGTGACTATTCGTGGAGCCAGCAGTCCTACAGACAGTACCTACGATAATTCGACTCTGCTGACGGGTGCTAAGGTGATTTACAGTGCTAATTATTATCATACTGTAAACGCTCTGGTACCTTATTAAATCATACCCTGACTAAATACTATCATAGTCTTTGTAGTAGTTGTAGTAGGAGTGATAGCGGAGATCTAAATGTCAATCAATTATATACCTTTTGAGTCTAAAAGCGGGTTTCGTAGCCCAGGGTTCTCAGTAGACGAATTAGGCAACGTACAAGTAAAAACCCTTGAAGTTGGTGGTCAAGGTGAGGAAAGCATTCTACGTGCTGACCAAATTTATGTAAAAAATATCCAATTAATAGAAGCCGATTTTGACGAATCGTCGCTGGTTGCTTTAGGCAGTCAGATCATTGGAAGTTCTCTAACACGACTAGGGACATTAGAATATCTAAACATTGACGGAGATCTACGTATCGCCCAAGGCTCGTCACCATACTTTAGTGTGGTCAACGGGCACGTTGAGATAGAAAGTTTTGCCGCAGTAGGCAGAATGGATAATATCGAAATTGGATTACAAAATCCAGCAGCAGGAAATTTCACCACACTTAATGTAGGACCAGGCGACAGCGCAGGAGAATTAACTGTGCAAGGTAATGCTAGTGTAACTAACGATATAAGTATAGGAGGCGATGTATCTATCACCAATGCTCCTTCTTTGAACTCACACGCTACAAGAAAAGATTATGTTGATGCAAGAATTTCTGCGTTTGCTATTGCTTTTGGAGCATAAGGAAAATATAAATGGCTAAGAAACAATTAAAAAATTATGTATTTGAACCGGGTATCAGTAAAAATGATAACCTATACCCTAAAGCAGTAGCCTTACTATCTGCCAACAAAGCCTTTTTACAGGCACAGGTGGTATCGTTTATCAATAACCAAATAGCAAATAACGTTGCTCCATATGTGAGTTACACATATGCCAGTCAGAAATGTACCAGAGACGTAGGATTTTTTATTGATGCAATATTAAACGATCTAAGATACGGCGGCAATGTCAAATGCCGACAGGTGGCTGATTATTTCTGGATCGATGGCGAGCCGCAGATTCGAGGTGATGTTGCTCCGGAAACAACTGCACAAACATATCTTAGAACTATCATTAATAGTTTTATTTTCACAAATACCGCAGTATCTCCTAGTTATGGTAATACTGTTTCACAGGCTTTTATCCTTGGACAAAATGCAGAAGTAGGTGCAGATACTAGAAACACTGCGCTATGGAATATTTTCACAGATGTTATCACCAACGGTACATCTGCTATGCCAGCAAAAGTTCCTGGCGTATCTTCTATTCGTTTAATCGGACAGATAGACATAAGTTCTATTTTATTGATTACAGACGTCAACAGCGGACAAATACTTTATAATTTTGCTGATGCTAGTAACACTGTTACAGTATACTATAAACAAGGCCGCAGCAGCAGTGACGGACAACTGTTAAGTGATGTAGATTTTCAATCTTGGTGGCAGGCCAGCGATGCTATCACTGACCTATATCTTAGCACAGATACCAGCAATCTTTCAACAGGGTCTGAATTACAGATTTTCGTAGAAGAAGAATATCAAACTATTAGACCTTGGCAGTTTGGCACAGATGCTATTGAGCGTATGCGTGTGGCTGCTCCACAGGCCATGCTTGACGCTGACTTTGAGTACGGACTACAACCTACTAAGTGGCAGGCGTTAGGTACTATTCGCATGTATCCTTCAGTTTACGAAGTTCCTGGTACAGACCTAGGAGTTGCCAACGTTATCACAGATGCTTCAGTGAATACAGGCGGTTTTGGTTCTTCGTTGATTACTGTTACTACTTCTGGTGTACACGGGTTTACAGTAGGACAACCTATAACAGTCAAAGGCCTTAATGCAGGATTAAGTGGTTTTGCTAGAGCAGAGGGATCGTTTTTAATTTATAGCATTCCGAGTTCTGTAAGTTTTACCTATTTTGCCAGTGCTAAGGTTGGTACCAATAACGGCGATAGTTTGTTTACTACTTTTACACAGATCAGACAAGCAGGATTTTATACTGGAGCATCTATTGGTACTCCAACATTTTCAGTGTTTAGTAACGGTACTACCAACAACATTACATCTAAGTTTGATACCCCATCGGGCAGTTTTTCTATAGCCTTTAACGGAACTTCTCCAACGGTAGGTTCTCCTATTTCTGGAAGCCCAAATATTGCTGCTGGTACTTCAGTGGCTGGTGTGATTGGATCAGGCACTATAGTAGCAAACGTTAAAGAAACTGTTAGTTCAACATCGGACACTATTATAACATTAGTGGACTTAACAGGTATACAACAACAAATGGCGATCGATGCTGCCGGCGATGCTGTGTTCATTAACTCGATATCAGGAGATCAATTAACACTCTCGGGCCCAATAGGAGCCACTTATACAGGTGCCAATGGTGTCAGCGAAACAGTTACTGGCACAAATATTACTCCTATCGGCACAGGTGCAACATTTACAGTTTTTAGAAGTTCAGGATTTTATACAGTTACAGATGCCGGTGATAGTACATGGAACGGAACCAATTATGCCGTAGGTGATAATTTATTAATTTTAGGAACTGCATTAGGTGGTGCCACACCTGCCAACGATGTCACGGTTGTAGTTACTGCTATTGACTCAGGCGGCGCAATTGAAGGTTTTACATCTGCAGGTAATGCAATTACCGGCGGCGCCACATACACTAACGTAGCACAATTTTCCAGCACCGGCGGCGGATCAGGATTTTTAATAGACGTTATTCGAGCAGGCGGAACAGGAACATATAGTATAACACTAGCCGCAGGCGGAACTAGTTATAATCCCGGCGATACTGTGACGTTTGCAGGTACTGACTTAGGTGGAATAAGCCCTGACAACGATATTGTGATCCAAATTAACGGAGTAGGCTTTCCTAATCAAAACGTAGTAGACTATGAAATTATTGGATCACCAGTAGGAGCATCAGGCGATGCATCATATACATCATTGTCTGCCTCTAATATTCCAGCATCGGGTTCTGGTGCTGAGTTTGATATCACTAGAAACAACGGAGTCTATACCGCAGCCATTGCAGCCCTAGGCGACGGCGGGGGCAGTTATAATGTTGGAAATAGAATTAGAATTTTAGGTACAAGTTTAGGTGGTGTATCGCCAGCAAATGACTGTACCATAAGAGTCACTGGTGCAGTTGGTGGGATTATCTCATCTGCAACCGCAGAAGGAACTCCTTTTGCAGGCGACACAATTTCTGTCTATCCAACATTGAGTATCAGTGAAGCATTAACAGGAACAATACTAGACGGATCAGTTTTAAACACCGGTGCTATTGCCACTGTACAAGTAGACTTTAGTTCTCCACACGGACTAGTTCCTGGAACTACTATTCTTACACAGGTAACTTCACAACCTGCCCCTGATTTTGCATCAGAGGCCAGAACCTTACCTGCTTCTGGAACATGGACAGGCACAGCAGGACTGGGTGGAATATTCGTTGCTGTATTATCTGGATCTAGCGTTTCTGCTAGATCAACAGATGGCCAAACATGGGGAGCAGGTGGCACTATGCCTTCCGGTGCTGCTTGGAAATCGGTAGCCGGCGGCACTATAGGATCAACTAATTATTTTGTAGCGGTGGCAACAACTTCTTCAAACGCTGCTGCATGGTCATCAAATGGTGGCACTACATGGTCTGCTTCTACATTGCCAAGTTCTGCAAACTGGAGTTCAATAACATTCGGTGACGGCAGGTTTGTAGCAGTTGCTTCGGGAGGAACTGCCACAGCATTTTCCACAGACGGTGGACAAACTTGGTCAGCAGGCGGTGCATTATCAACTTCAACTACATGGACTGATGTAGCAGCAGGTCTAGTAGGTACCAGCGTTTATTTTGTAGCCATTGCATCGGGAGGTACAGTAGCAAACTATTCTGCAGATGGCGGCGTATCTTGGATAGCCACTGGAGCATTGCCAGCAACTGCAACATGGACTAGTTTAACATATGGAAATAACAGATTTTTTGCTGTGGCCTCTGGCGGAACTAATGCTGCATTTTCAACTAATGGCACAACATGGACAGCAGCAACCTTACCTAGCAGTGCAAGTTGGAGTTCAGTGGCCTATGGCGATGACGTGTTTGTTGTAGTGGCTTCGGGCAGCACATCAGCACTGACCTCATTTACTGGTGAAACCGGTTCGTTTACTTCAAGAACATTGGCTAGTTCTTCTAACTGGTCTGAAATTTCATATACTGCCTATACTGGTTTTGGTAGATTCGTTGCAGTAGGAAATACTAATGCGGCTCAAAGCATAGACCTTACTTCTGCAAATCATCAATTAGGCACTGGTCCTCACGTAGTAACTGCTGTTCCTGCTGCAAATACTATAAGATTCCCAGCAAGAACTACTGGCACTATTAATACAACAGCAGCCTCAATGACCGGTGTTGTATATGCAAGGCCCGATGCGTTCTTTACCCATAGACCGTTTGACGGCGGTGTACAATTAGGTACAGGAAATCCAAGCCACGGTGCACAGGCCATACGTCAAAGTAAAAAATACATCCGTTATCAATCTGGTAAAGGCATGATGTACACCACTGGTGGTTTATTTGCTCCTAGTTACAATATTGCAAGTGCTACAGCCGTTGATACTGTGATTAATAGTTTTATCACAGTAACCCTAGATGACACAGATCACGGTCTACAACCAGGCGCTACTGTTGAAATCATAGGCATGTTATCATTTGAGTACAACGGAGAATACACAGTTGAAAGTATTGTTGATGCTCGCAGATTCCGTGTTAGAGCAGGAGTAACACTAAGCACAACATCGGCTCAATTAGGACCTGATTGTAAAGTATTATTAAAACGCTGGCACGGTGCCACAGTTCGTATCGGTGCATTTGACGAACAGAATGGTATTTTCTATCAATACGACGGTCAAGAAATGGCAGTGGTTAGAAGATCTAGCACAAATCAATTAACTGGTACAATATCTGTTTCTGTTGATAGTAATAGCATTTTTGGTGCTGGAACTAGATTTACCGAACAATTAAAAGTTGGAGATAAAATCGTTATTAGAGGTATGAGCCATCTAGTAACTTCTATCAGCAATAATACATCTATGACAGTGGCTCCGGACTGGAGAGGTGCTAACAGTATTTCTGGTGCTAAGATTTGCGTTACTGAGGAATTATATATTCCTCAAAGCCAATGGAATCTTGACAAGCTGGATGGCACTGGACCTAGCGGATACAACTTATTACCTTGGCGTATGCAGATGTTAGGTATGCAATATTCATGGTATGCTGCTGGTTTCATTGAATGGATGTTGCGTGGTGCAGATGGTAGATTTGTATTCCTACATAAAGTTAGAAATTCAAACGTAAACACAGAAGCATATATGCGTACTGCTAACTTGCCTGTGCGTTACGAAGTTGAAAACAGATCAGCCGTAGGAAAATTGGCTGCAACCATTACTAGCACAGCAACTAGTTTAAGAGTCACTGATGCCAGTCGCTTCCCAACATCCGGAACACTGTATATTGACAACGAATTAATTTCTTATTCTGGAAAATCTGGAAACACGTTAACTAGTTTGACTAGGGCCGCAACTTTCTTGGCCTTTACTGCTGGACAGAATAGAACTTTTTCTGGAGGAGCAGCAGTTTCTCATACTGAAGGAGCAGGTGTAACACTAGTAAGTTGCACAACTAGCCCAACAATCAGCCACTGGGGTTCTGCTCTATTAACAGATGGATTATTTGACGAAGATCGAGGCTACATTTTTAACTATGCTGCAACGGGTTTGAGTATTACCACTGCCAAACAAACAGCATTTATGATTCGATTAGCACCTTCAGTTTCTAACGCTATTGTTGGAGACCTAGGAGAAAGAGATCTTCTTAATAGAGCGCAGTTATTGTTAAATGAAATTGCTATTACCAGCGATACTGGTACAGGTGCTATCGTTGTTGAAGGTATTCTAAACCCAAGAAATTATCCTGCTAACCCAACCAACATTACCTGGGCTGGATTAGCAAGTTCAGCGGCTGGTGGCCAGCCAAGTTTCGCACAGATTGCACTGGGCGGTTCTATTAACTGGGGCGGTGTGCCTTTGACCACAACCACAGCAACTATTCAAGGTGCATTAACAACAACAATAACAGCGAGAGGCTTCTCTACAGTTAATCAAACATTAACTGCTATAGCAAACAATGGATTTAGAACTCAGGCTTTTCAAAATACTCAAAATGATTTTTATATAACCAACGCTGCATTTGATAGTTTACAGGCTGGTGCAACACCTATACGTGTTGGAGATAGACTAAGTCTAACAACATTTATCACTGGTGGTCAAACTATTTCTAATTTTACAAGAAACTATTTGAACAGCGGTTTTACTAGAATAGTAATGAGCGCCAATGCTAACGGTAATAGTGCTGCATTTGCCAACCAATCTGTAACCTGTACAAATAGTATTTCAACTGGTTATGCCAGTGCGTTTGTTAACGGTAGAACAGATTTCTTGATTGCAGATACAGATCTTACTGCATCAAATTTAACAGTTGGTGATACATTAAGTGTGGCTTCATTCTTAATCAGCAGTCAAACAGTACAATCTATCACACAGACATTTGCAAGAGTTTCTGGAACTAACTTTACTCGTATAGTTATGAGTTCTGCTGCAAACGCTACTCAAGCAGCCAATACTAATACCACTACAACTGTAACTGCATCGGGTACAGGTGCTAGTTATGCTGGTAACTTTATATTCTTTACACAAGCAACTTGGAATAACTCCGGAGCGTCAGTAGGTACTCGAGTCGCTACTAGTTTTACACAGTTCCCCGCAGGAACTGCGGTATCTGCAGTAGGCACAAGAAGATTAGGTACTACCACAGTGATACGTGCAACATTTACTCAGACTCTTACTGCGTCAGTGAGTGCTGCAGGCACAGTGACATTCCAGTTTGGTGATCCGCAGTTTGCATTACCAGGAGAACAGGTTTTCTCTTTCGTTACTAACCCAGGTAACGTTGCTAACTTGAACTTAAAAGAACTTAAAGAGTTGACTACTACTGCAATCGGTGGTCGAGGTGCGTTCCCAAATGGTCCAGACGTACTGGCTATTAATGTGTTTAAGGTCTCAGGAACTGCTGCTCCTGGAGCGATTATTCTACGTTGGGGAGAGGCGCAGGCTTAACAGCGAACTTGTTACGTTCAAACTGATCTAATTTCGTATCAAGAGTTTTCTTTAAAGATACGATATTAGATCGGATATCGGTAACATCGTCGCCCATCCTGCCAGTTAATACAAGTTGATCGTGACTGCGATCAATATAACCAACCTGTTCTATCAACTGTTTAAAAACTTTAGTCAGTGCGGCTTTCGATCCCTCGTCAGTGATCGCATCGATCTTTTCTTGATATCTTTTACAGTCTTCTAAAAATCTAGGATTATTTGCTAATTTTGGAATCATTTTTCTAACACCATTATAGTTTCAATTTTTGCTCGTATAAGCGAATTATTTAACGTCGTTTTAAGTCCAGTGTGTAGATTCTTTGGCAATTGATCTATATTGGCCCAGCAGATAGTCTCATCAACACCGCCAAAAAACTCGCTGTCTACTAAACAGATATATGTGCTGTATTCAAAACCCCTGTCTTCCGATAGATAAAGTTCTATAGGAATAATTTTGCCCTGTGAATAATGATCTAACAGTTCCTGAGAATCTTCTAACACTGTGGATTTACGTGCAAACGTGGGCACAGTCCATCGTTCATCTTCTAGAATAAGAAATATTCTGTTAGTTTTTTTAGATAAGAAAAGTAATCCGGCACGTTGTTGCATGCTGATACTTATCAAGGATTGAGATCTAATCTCCAATAACCGGCTGCGTACTCACCTTCAAACGACTTGAGCCATTGTGTACCGTCCCATCTATATTGGACTCCTGTACGTAGATTTTGGAAATATGTTGGAGAAAAATCTTCTCCGGTTAGACTAGCATCTTCTAGATCGTGATCTGCTGGATCCCAGACAGTTACCCATGCTGAACCACTCCATTCAATTATAGAATTAGCCTTAATCACAGGATCGTTGCCGTCGAGATTTTTCCATCCGTCGGGACCGTCATAGACTTGACCTAGACTAGAATCCAAAGGATGACTAGAATCCCAGTTCTGTTGATTAATCAATCCTGTACTAGTACTGTTATTAACATCATCTAGCATCAAGAAACGAGTACCAACGACAATTGATTGGTCAGTAATTTCGCCATTAGGACGTTTTGGATTATACTTGTATGGATCTATGATAGCATCTACAGTAGTCCACTGATTATTTGATCTGGCCGGTCCTTGTATAACAGTATTACTAGGTTTAGCATCAATATCTAATGTCACTAACAGATATGTAGGGTCAATCTCGTTGATAACAAAAGTACCACTTATCTCATTACCGTTTGGTTGTATAAAATATATCTTACTAATACCAGGATTATATCCGCCGTAGATATCTATCACAGTGTTCCAGTCTATGCGTTCACCTTGCTTAACAGGTGGTGCTAACCCTAATGAAGTTATGACTTCTGATTGACGAGTCACTGATAGATCATAATCTCGATCTTGATTGTTATTGCTCTTAAGCAATAAGACTCCAAACTGTCCAGAAGTGACTCGTATCTGTGCATCGCCTGTTTCTTGATTATAAATGATATCTTCAAGGCTCATAATATCACCGGAGTCAGTGAATACATTCATGATCATACTGCGTATAACGCCTAGTTTCTTAACTTTGGCAGGCGGTGTAATATAGATAGGAATAATAAATTCCATGGTAGCAATATCTATATTGGTATCTGCACCTTGCGGAATAGTTCTAGAACTGAAATTGATTGTCTTTAAATCTACTACGCTGATACTGGTCCAGTCGATATAATTGTCTGTGGTTTGAATTTCTAAACTAGGATTGAACAACATCAATATCTGTTCTAGTATCTGTAGTTTTTGATCAGTGTTAGATGTCCAAAGTTCTGCCTTCATAGTTAATTTAAACGGAGTTGGCATTAAACGTTCTACAGTGTAACCACCACCTTGATAATTTTCATAGATCGGAGTACCACGCAATCTTGCATCCGGGTGATCATCAGGATAAAAATCTTCAAAGGCTCTTTCGCGTATTTGTAATTTGCTGACAAAACTAGCATCTGATAGTCTACTGGTATCTAATTCTAGTCCGCTAATGTAACAAGCGACCTTAGGCACAGTCTGCATTTTGTTTTCAGAATTTTCTGCTATAATAGCCGCTACCTGTCTGGTTAAATCACCGTAGGTAACAGGAATATGACGTAGGGTTCCGTCTCCGGTTTTATATTTGAAACCGATAAAGATTCTCATGAATTGAGTTACATATCGGCGTATCTGCCCGTCGTAGAAAAAGTCCATTATTCGTCTGCCTTAGGTCTAAGAGCCTTAGTAAGGCTTTGTTTTTCTTTTACAGTTTTGCCGTTTACGGTAGTTTGTTTATTGTTGTTAACAAAACTGGTTCTTTGTGTTAGTCTTACATCTTTGTCTAAGAATATATCATTGGGTGAACCGTTGGCCACAACATCTTCATAGCCTAGATTGTTCATAGTCATCCTTGTTACATCTTCTACTTTGATCCATCGTGTTCCGCTGAAACGGAACAATCTCTTAGGATTGTAATCTGTACGCAGATGGAATTGACCAACAGTTGGTTGTAACGGAAAGGAAATACCAGACGAAAACGGAGCACCGTTCGGAGGTACACCGTCACCGTCGCCAATCATTGGGCCATTGTATTCCGGACTCTGATAGATTGTACTTGAAGTCGACCCAACATATATTGGGTCTCCGTTGTCATCTACCAACGGATTGCCTTGAGCGTCTGTGGCCTGTGTCTGCATAGAGGCCAATAATTGTGTAGTGTCTACAGTTACTAGTTCAACTTTTCCTTCTTGATCTTTCTGCAACATATAATGTTGAGTAGTATCAAACCCACTCTTGGGAGCATCTAACTCGGCTTGCTCTAAAACAGCCTGCGTGATCTGCATCTCTTTTTCGTAGGTGCTCATAAGATCGCGCAAGGTTATGTCAGAATCCTCGTCTGCTAGTCCATCTAAAATATCTTTGTATTCTTGGCTGTCAACTAGAGGCTTGCATTTAGCACGATATAAGTGCGGATACCACGTGACTGAAAAACCTTCGGCTGCTCTGGTAACTTCTTCTATGACATAAAATCTTTTCAATGCGAATTGAAGATCATTAAGTGCATATTCATCTTTGAGATGTGGTAATTCTATAACATCTCCTGAGATTAATTTTCTACCTATCTTTTCTACAGTATCTCGAATGTGAAAAGTTATGAATATTGTATCATTCTGTAAAAATAAACCAAACTGACTGAGATTAAAATCTGTATCTTGTATGTTATATGCGCCACGAAGTATATAAACATCGGGATCGTATTTTCTATCACGATTTTCTAAAAACAATAAATCTTGTATTTGTGTTACATCCGTGGTTGCATAACTAGGAGTTGACGGTGTGTCACCCTGCACAGATGCTCCTGGTCCTAGGTACTTGTGTAGAAGCACGTCAGTGCCGCCCACCTGAAACATTTCCCAGACAGTTTTATCTATGAATTTAAAGTCGTTGCCCTTTTCTGGGCGATACAGCGAAAGTCTTGGCATAGTAGTATATTTACCGCTACGATAAATACTGTTATGAGCAATATAGATCAAGCCCGCCAATCCGTATATGACTATTGTAAAACCATGCTGGGCGATGGTATGATAGACATAGAATTAGATCCTGTACACTATGAAACTGCATTGAATAGATCTTTAGGAGTTTTTCGCCAAAGATCTGATAATGCTGTGGAAGAAAGTTACGCTTTTTTAACTTTAACGCAGGATCAAAACGACTATATTTTACCTAAAGAAATACAACAGGTCAGACAGATCTATAGACGCAGTATTGGCTCTCGAACTGGCACAGGATCTGGAGGCACAGTATTCGAGCCGTTTAACTTGGCCTACTCTAACACCTATCTATTAAGTTCAACTAACATGGGCGGATTATTGACCTATGAACTATTTGCACAGTATCAAGAACTGGTAGGCAAAATGTTTGGCTCATTCATTAACTTCAGTTTCAATCCTCAAACTAGAAAACTTACAATTTTTCAAAGACCCCGAGGTGAGGAAGAAGTCATGCTTTGGGTTTATAATCAACGCCCAGACTTTGCTATCATTGAAGATACCTATGCAGGACAATGGATCAAAGATTATAGTCTAGCAAACTGCAAAATGATGCTGGGTCAGGCACGTGAAAAGTTTGCCAGTATCGCAGGACCCACAGGCGGCTCAAGTCTAAACGGTGCAGCAATGAAATCAGAAGCCACTACTGATTTGGAAAGATTAACCAAAGAATTGGAAACTCTAGTTTCTGGTGGTCACGGATATACTTGGATAACCGGTTGACATAATCTAAAACTATTTGTTATAATATCTTTAATCGGAGGATATTATGATCATAGGTATTTGCGGTTTCATCGGCAGCGGCAAGGACACAGTCGCTGACTATCTTGTAAACTTTCACGAATTTAGACGCGAGTCATTTGCCAGTACTCTCAAAGATGCTGTAAGCGCAGTGTTTGGTTGGGACCGTACATTGTTAGAAGGTCGAACCAAGGAAGCCCGAGAGTGGCGAGAGCAAGTAGATCCGTGGTGGGCAGAACGATTAGATATGCCTACACTTACACCACGTTGGGTACTACAGTATTGGGGTACCGAAGTCTGCCGCAAAGCCTTCCATGATGACATCTGGATCGCTTCACTAGAAAATAAACTCCGCAATAGCAAAGACCATGTAGTCATCTCAGACTGTCGTTTCCCAAACGAAATTTCTAGTATTCGAAATGCCGGTGGCAAAATTATCTGGGTACAGCGAGGTGAATTGCCTGACTGGTATGACACGGCAGTCAACGCAAACGAAGGACATAACTATGCTGTGCAAGAATTAAAGATGCGTAAGATTCATGCCAGTGAAACAGCGTGGGTTGGCACAGACTTTGATCATATCATTGAAAATGATGCTGACATTTCTGATCTCTATACTAAGATTGCTTCAATAATCAGCGATGAGGTCTCCTTGGCGCCAAGTAATGCCCTCCTTGCCTAGAGTTTGAGCGCAGTTAGCACATACAGTTTTTAAGTTACTGGTTCTGCAGTTATCGAGGTTTCCGTCTACATGAAACACACGGAATACCTCTTTGTGCGGACTGCGGAATCCGCATTTATCGCAGGTATTTTTCATCCTATAACCTGACCTATACCATCTAGGTATGCCATGATACTCGCCATGGGTTAAACAGGCTTCGCAGTGACTACGATAATAGATTCTATTACCTTTTTTATAGTTTACGGCTTTGGGTCTTAGGTTACATTTAGCGCAAAGTGGTCTCATAAAAATATTTACACCTTTTTTACCCCTTTCTAAGTAGGGCATAGACAGCCGTTTTTGGCAATAGCCGCTAAATAATATGAGCAACTATTACCAGGAGATTAGGGAATGGCACTAACATCACCAGGCGTACAAGTTACGGTAATTGACGAGAGTTTTTATACACCAGCAGAACCTGGTACTACTCCTCTTATTGTAATCGCTACAGCACAGGATAAATCAAATGCAGCAGGCACTGGCACTGCTGTAGGCACTACAGCCTCGAATGTCAATAAAGCATTCAAGATCACTAGCCAGAGAGAACTCGTAGACACCTTTGGCGTTCCATTTTTTGAACAGACTGCATCAGCAAGTCCTGTACATGGTGGAGAAAGAAACGAATACGGTCTACTAGCGGCGTACAGTTACCTTGGGGTAAGTAATGCAGCATTTATAGTTCGTGCAGACGTTGATCTAGCAGAACTAGCAGGACAAACATCCGCCCCGGGAGCAGAGCCAGCAAATGGCAAATGGTGGTTAGATACACTGTCAACTTCTTGGGGTATCCAAGAATGGAATGGCGCTGCATCAACTGTAGTTGGCGGCCAAAAATTTGCCAACAAAGTCCCATTAGTATTAACTGATGAAGATTTCAGCAAGTTAGAAGGTGATCCTTTTAATCCTTTACCTTCAGTAGGTTCTGTAGGAGATTACGCGATAGTAGCACAGACTATCGGCGCTGACTCCCCAGTAGAAACCAAAGAAAATATCAAATTATGGTATAAGAGTGCAGGTAATGGTGGTGCAGGTGATCAAGGCGTTACAGTAGGTACTTGGGTACTAGTTGGATCGCCAGAATGGAAGGCCAGCCACCCTGCGGTTCAAGGAACTACAGCAGTAGCAAGTCCTGTATCACATGGTGATTTAGTTCTTAATGGTACTCCAATTACGTCAGGAAGCAGGTCAGCCGCTACATTGGCTACTGCAATTAACGGTCTAGCACCAGTTGGTATTTCTGCACAAGCAGTCAACAACAGATTGTATATCTATTCGGACGGTACTTCGGTATCAGACGGTAGCACAACATCAGTAGACGGAGCATTAACTTTAGAAGGTAATTGGACACCATTCGGTATCGCCGCAGGTACATATTACTCACCTAAACTACAACAAACTCCTCACACACAAGTTCCTGCATTTAAGTCAACAGACGGTGCACCAAGACCAACAGGATCAGTTTGGATCAAGACAACAACTCCAAATAGTGGTTCTAGATGGGTGATCAAGCGTTGGAACAGCGCGACTCAATTATGGGTAAGTTATTCTGCTCCTTTATATGCAACTACTAATTCTGCATTATACGGTTTAGATCGTAGCGGTGGTGGTATCAATATTGACCAAGAAGAAATTTTTGTACAAACCAATGCTACTGAAAGCAGCGGCAACGACAGCACTCCAGAAACATCAGAATTTAGAATTTGGAGACGTGGCGGCCAAGGTGCTACAACTATTGAATCTATGCAGAAGGTGATGCACAGGCATTTGCGGCAGCAATTAACGCGGCAAACTTTGGATTTGATAATACTGATCCATCTAGTCCTATTGCTTACACAAATTACATCACTGCAGAAGTTACAGCAACTAACACAGTAATAGTAAGACACACAGCCGGCGGTGACATCAGATTCACAGACGGCACTGGAACTCCTATTGTTTCAGCATTTGGAACTGGTTACAGTCTTGAAGATCAAGACGGTACAGTTAACTTTTATGCATCAGACAACGGAACAGAGTATATCGCAACTTTGTGGAAACCTTTGGCTACAGAAAATTTTGCAGCACAAGGAGATCAACCTCTAGCAGAAGCAGATGACGGACAATTATGGTATAATCCTAATTTCTCTGAAGTTGATATCATGGTACACAATGGTACAACATGGGTTGGCTATAAGAATACATATTCCTTATATACAGGAACAGATCCAGAAGGTGCTATTGTAAGCGCCAGCGAACCAACATCGCAAAGCGACGGTACAGCATTGGTAGATAACGATCTGTGGATTAGTACAGCAGATCTTGAAAACTATCCTGCTATCTACAGATATACAAATGCAGGAACAACTTCTGCAGCATGGACATTGATCGATAAAACTGATCAAACCACAGAAGATGGTATCCTGTTTGCAGATGCTCGTTGGAATACTGATGGCGGATCAGGTGATGCAACTATCATT